GACCATATCAACTTATTGTGTTCCACTTTCTCATCGGCATCGCAGCTTACATGGGACGACAATGGGAACTTAGTTATAGATTAGGAATGCGACCATGGATAGCTGTCGCTTATTCCGCACCAGTATCAGCAGCTTTTGCTGTCTTTTTAGTATATCCATTTGGACAAGGAAGTTTCTCTGATGGTATGCCTTTAGGTATATCAGGTACGTTTAACTTCATGTTCGTATTCCAAGCTGAACATAATATTCTGATGCACCCATTCCATATGTTAGGTGTAGCAGGTATGTTTGGTGGTGCTTTGTTTGCAGCAATGCATGGAAGTCTTGTTACTTCCTCACTTATAAGAGAGACTACTGAAACTGAGTCTCAGAATTATGGATACAAATTCGGTCAGGAGGAGGAGACGTATAACATTGTTGCGGCTCATGGTTACTTTGGTAGGCTTATCTTTCAATACGCCAGCTTTAATAATAGTCGTGCTCTTCACTTTTTCCTTGCTGTTTTCCCCGTCGTTTGCGTATGGTTTACATCCATGGGAGTCTCCACTATGGCGTTTAATCTCAATGGATTTAACTTCAACCAATCAGTCTTAGATGCTAATGGTAAGGTGGTACCTACATGGGCAGACGTATTGAACCGTGCCAACTTAGGCATGGAAGTAATGCACGAAAGAAACGCACACAATTTCCCACTTGATTTAGCATGACAAAAAAGAAGCCTAAACCTAAGCCACCTAAATATTAATGCCACGTCCGTTCATCCTGTCTAAGGACGCATGAAACCTAGTCATGGAACGGGGGCTAGGTATATGGAGTTTACTATGTCAATCAGAGTAACCTACGTGTATCGTGGCAGAAAGTACACCAAAACAATTAGTCGTTAATGGCACAACAAAACACTGGAGGATTCGGTGTGGCACACCCTGTACCTTATTCTCCTGAATCTAAGCCCAAGGAACCTGTGGATACACTTCCACATGATAGTCAGCCTCCTGGTGTAGACGAGGAAATTGACTATAATTCTCTTGAAGAAGCTTTAATGAGCTGATGAAAGTTAATGAACTATGGCTAGGAGTTTACGGACTCCTGGCTATTTTTATTTTTATTGAAGTATTACATACTAACTATCATAGAAAAGCTGCACCTTACTGTGCAAGTATAGAAGCACCTCAGAGTCGGACTTCTATATAATTGGCAACGAGCCCGTACTGCGGATACCTCCTTGCCGTCTAGACGGTGGGAAAGACCACATCAAAACTTAATAAATATAGCGCAAAAAATTTTCAGCTGAAGAAAGTACATATAAATTTTATTCCATAACAATGGCACAACAAGCAACGACTGCCAATGCTAATGGACCGATTTGGGGAGGTGCCGATAATGGTGCCGATACCACTACCACGGCGAGAAGAGCCCTCTATTTGAAGCTGTTCTCTGGTGAACTATTTAAAGGATTCCAACGCAATACAATCGCAAGGGATCTTGTAACAAGACGTACTCTTAAAAATGGTAAGTCTTTACAGTTCATCTACACAGGTAGAACCAAAGCGGAATTCCATGTCCCTGGCCAGTCTATATTAGGTAACGACGAGAAGTCACCTCCAGTAGCAGAGAAGACCATCACTTGTGATGACCTCTTAATCAGTTCAGCATTCGTGTATGAATTAGATGAGACACTTGCACACTACGATTTACGTGGTGAAATCTCTCGTAAGATCGGTTATGCACTAGCCGAGAACTATGACCGCCGGATCTTCCGTGCTGTCGCAAAGGCTGCTAGACAGCCAGCACCAGTCAATATGAATAACTTCAAGGAGCCTGGTGGAAGTATTGTTAAAGTTGGTACTGCATCATCTACTGCTGCAACCGATGCTTATGACTCAGCTAAGTTAGTACAAGCCTTCTTCGAGGCAGCTGCTATCCTAGACGAGAAAGGAGTAACTGGTGAAGGCAGAGTAGCTGTACTTAACCCAAGACAATACTATGAGTTGATTAGAAATTGTGCAACTAACAACCTAATCAACCGTGACGAAACAGGTGACGCATTACAATCCGGTAATGGAATTCTTGACATTGCAGGCATTAAGATCTACAAGTCAATGAACATACCATTCCTTGGTGATTATGGTGTTAACCTAGCTAACCTACCATCTGGTGCTGTATCTAATATCAACGAAGCTGCTTCCAAAGGCTCCTTCATTGGTGAAGATATGGATGATCAAGATGCATCTACTACTCCTAACGGACAGAAGACTGTAAACAACTACGGTACTGCTGCTAAGTTTGGTGGATCATGTGGTCTTATATTCCAGAAGGAAGCTGTAGGTGTGGTTGAAGCAATCGGACCTCAAGTACAAGTAACTTCAGGTGATGTATCCGTGGTTTACCAAGGAGATGTCATTCTAGGACGCTTGGCTATGGGAGCTGACTTCCTTAACCCTGCTGCTGCTGTAGAACTTGTAGCTGGTGTTGATGTATCCGCTAACTGGAACAACACTGCTGTTTCTAACGCAAGCTTCACTTAAGCTAAATATTATTAACCAACATAAGGGGGTCTTCGGACTCCCTTTTTTATTAACAAAACTTTATGGCTTCCACAACAATTGATACCGAGACCGAACTCTCCGCTGTAAATGCAATACTGGGAGCTATAGGTCAGTCACCAGTAACTGTTATCTCAGGTAATGCGAACCCAGAAGTCTCTTTTATCTACAACTTATTGAGAGATGCTAATGTAGATGTACAGAGTGAAGGTTGGCATTTTAATACAGAGGAAGGAGTGACATATTATAAAGATGCTAATACAAATAAGATTGCAATAGGTAATGATATATTAAAAATGGATGTTCATGATGGCTGGGTAGACAGACGTTATGATGTCGTTAGAAGAGGTGGTTTTTTATATGATAAGAATGATCATACAGATGATTGGACTGAATTAGGTGATGCTGGTATATCTTTAGATATAACTAGACTTCTTAACTATGTAGATCTACCAGAACCATTTAAAAGATATATTGTATACAAAGCTTCTACTAGGGCAGCTACACAACTTGTAGGTAATCCACAATTAGCTAGATTATTAGCTCAACAAGAAGCTTTATCTAGAGCAACATGTATGGAATATGAATGTAATCAAGGAAATCATTCTATGTTTGGATTCCCTGCAGACACTGTTTATCATACATATAGACCTTGGAGGAATCTTAAAAGATAATGGCAGGAGTTACACAAACTATACCTAACTATGTAGGTGGTATATCTGAACAAGCAGATCAATTAAAATTTCCAGGTCAAGTTAAGGATGTAGTTAATGCAATTCCTGATGTCACACAAGGTCTCTATAAAAGACCTGGAAGTTCAAGAGTAGGTAAATTAGCTAACGTACAAAGTGGTGGTACTTTTTTCCATTACTACAGAGATGATACAGAAGGTTCATATATAGGACAGATAGCTGCTAATGGCCAAGTAAGAGTATGGAAAGCATCTGGTAATAATGCTGGAGCTGAGATGACAGTAGCTTATGGTACTGGAGGTCAAACAGCTTTAAATAATTATCTTACTGCAACTAATACTGAAGATATAAAATGGATGAATCTGAATGATACTACATTCGTTACTAATAGAACTAAAACAGTTGCAACTACTGGTACCACAGATGCTGCTCCTCATACACACTATGCATATATAGAATTACTTAGGTCAGAGAATGGTAGACAGTATGGATTAAATGTATATGATAGTGCTACAGAGAGTACATTAACTCATGCTACAAGATGTAAAATATCTAGTCACAACCAAGATACTGGAGCAGGTTCAGGTCATTGTCCAGGTATAGGTACACAAGTATTTGTTAAGGATAAACCTGGTGGTGATGGTAGTGGTAGTACTGGTAATGGAAAGAATTTAGTATTTAGATTACAAATATTAGGACAGCAAGGTAGCGGTAACCAAGATGATGAAGTTGCTGATGCCCAAGGTTTCCAATGTACCTATAGTAATAGATTAACTTTATTACATGGTGGAGAAGGATGGGAAGAAGGTAACACATGTCAAGCCGCTTTAGATCAAGCACAAACTAGTTACACCTATACAATTCAAGTTGAAAAAATAGAAACTACTAAAGTTAAAGCTAATATTAAAGCAGTAAGACCTGAACCTACACCATTTGATGGGGAAACAGCTGTAACACCTGATACTATATTAGGTGGTATCATGAGTGAATTAGGTCAAAATGCAGGTCAAACTAAAGTACAAGCTAGTGGATCTGATATAACTGCTGAAGTAATAGGTAATGGTATTTATCTATCATGTGCCAATGATTTTAACATTGAAGTAGTTGATAAAGATTTAATGAGAGTCATACAAAATGATACAAATGATGTATCTACTTTACCTAATCAATGTAAGCATGGTTATATAGTAAAGATAGCTAACTCTAAGATGTCAGATGAAGATGATTACTATCTTAAATTTGTAGGACAAAATAATCAGAATGGTCCTGGTAGTTGGGTAGAGTGTCCAGCTCCTGGTATAGTTAAAAGTTTCGATGCTAGTACTATGCCTGTAGTTATACAGCGTACTGGTTTAGCTAACGCAGGTACTGCTTCTGAGATGGCTACTTTTACTGTTAAGCAATTTACTTATGCAGATAGAGGAGTAGGTGATGATAATACTAATCCTATACCTTCGTTTGTAGGTAATACTATTAATAAAGTCTTATTCTTCCGAAGTAGATTAGTCTTTTTATCTGGATCAGGTGTTATAACTGCTAGACCTGGGACTGTAGATAATCCTAATTTCTGGTCTGAATCAGCACTTGCTGTAGGTAATAAAGATCCGATAGATATACAATGTAGTTCTACATTACCTTCTGATTTGTATGAAGGAATAGAATGGCCAGGTGGTCTTCTTTGTTTCAGTAGTAATCAACAGTTTTTACTTTCATCAGATGATACTATATTCAATCCTGATACAGCTAAGTTAAGATCTATTTCTACTTATAATTATAATATTAATGTAGAACCAATATCATTAGGTACTACTATAGGTTATATAGATAACTCAGGTAAATATAGTCGTTTCAATGAAATGGCAGTAATGTCTAGAGAACGTGATGCTCAAGTACAGGAAACAAGTAAAACAATACCTACAACTTTACCTAAGAATATAGATTTAATAACTAATTCTCCTGAGAATCAATTAGTATTATTAGGTGTTAGAGATACGAAAACTGTATATGGTTATAAATACTTCCAAACAAATCAAGGTAGGCAACAATCAGCTTGGTTTAAATGGAATTTCAATACTAAAGTACATTATCAATTCATTATAGATGATGAGTATTATTTCTTAGATGAAGATAATTTCTTACAGAAACTAAGCATACTACAGAAAGATGCTGATATTAGTATAGATCAAGATAGTGTTAATTATCTCATACATTTAGATAACTATACTACTGTTGCTAATGGTGTCTATGATGCTGCTACTAAGAAGACTACATTTACTAATCAATCAGATTGGATAGATGAAGTTACTGGAGCTAGCGGTACATTAGTAGTAGTTGATACTAATTCAAATGCAACAAGAGTAGGTAGGTATGCAGAATGTACTGTTATTAATAGTGATGACTTTACAGTACCTGGAGATTGGTCTAGTGCTACATTATATATAGGATACTTATATGAATATAATGTGAAGTTCCCTAGATTATATATACAACAATCAGAAGGTAATTCTTTTAGATCAGATGTTAATTCATCTTTAGTTATACATAGAGTTAAACTAAATTTAGGTAAGATAGGTCTTTATGAAACTACACTTGATAGAATAGGTAAAGATTCTTATAATGAAGTATATGAGTCTACAGATTTAGATGAGTATGAAGCTAGTGATGCTCCATATTTAGCAGAAAAAATTAAAACGATACCTGTATATGAGAAGAATAGTAATGTAGATATAACATTAAAATCTAGCCACCCCGCACCAGCTACATTATATTCTATGAGCTGGGAAGGAGATTATACAAATAGATTCTACCAACGTGTCTAAATACATTCACCCAATTACTTTAGAGGCTGCTAATCAAGTGGCCTCTGATTTACTCCCAGATGACCGTAGAGAGGTCGAAGAAGGTCACGGGTATGATTCCATAAAACACTTAGCTTTAGCAGCTCTGGACCCATCCTACGTGTATTTCACGGTGCCTAACGGCAAGACTGCTGGTATGGCAGGAGTAGACCCTGATGGAAGGGTATGGATGTTATGTACAAATGCTGTACTTGACTATCCTATTACATTTGCTAAAGAATCAAAGAGGTTTGTTGAGAGTAGAACAGAACCTTTACTATGGAATATAGTAGATCAACGTAATAAAAACCACCTTAAATTACTCAAATTTATGGGCTTTAAATTTTTGAGAAAAATTTCTCACGGCCCTAACCAATTAACATTTATAGAATTTTACCGTGTTAAACTTTAGTGATCCTAATGCAGCTCAAAGAAGAAAGGAAAGGGTAGCTGAGGGACTTCGTAGATGGAAGTTTGCTGATGCAGTAGCAAAGTACCATAATAAAGGTACCTCTTTAAAAATAAATAAAAATACTAATACTATAGGTTTTAGTAGAGCACAAAGCGACATCTATGCAAGTGCCTTAAATACCCAAGGTAATGCATGGAAAACAAAAGAACAAGCCTTTACACAACAACTCCTAAGAGACACTTATGAAGGAGAAGGATCTAGTAATAGAGCTGGTAGAAACCAAGCATTAGCATTATTATCTAAACAAGCACAACTTGAAAAGATGGTAACTGATGGATTCGGTAGAAATACTGCTATAGCTAATCAAGCTTCATTAAGGAACTTCCATTCTAAACAAGCACTTGCTATAGAGAAACGTGGATTACCACCACAGTATGGTCCTCCTGCATTCTTAACTCCAAGAAATACATTAGGTCAGATAGGTAATATTGTAAGCAGTGTAGCTAGTGTAGCTTCTATGGCTAGTGGTCTAGGTGCTTTCGGTAAATTATCTGCTGAAGCTGGAGGCGGTAAAGCAGGTTTCTTTGACTTATTTGGAGGAGGTAAAAATATTATACAAGGTACAGGTATCCTCGGTATAGGTACAGCTCCTAAGCAATGAACAAACTAATGACAGATTCATTCCTACAAGCGCAGCGACAAGCTGCTACTACTAACTATGTCTCTACCACCCCTGATATAGTTAAGTCTAAATCTGATCGTCAAGATGAAATGGCGAAAACGATGTCTGACTATTATAAACAATTGGTTGATACAGCAAATTTCATCAATGATCCTAAGCGTCAACCATATAATGATATTCTCAAGATAACTACAGGTGGTTATGCTATTGCTCAAATAACTAATGGGATACTTGAAGCTAGAAGAGCAATAGATGAATGGTATAAACCAGGACAAAATGATGTAAAATCTAGACTTATCGATGCTGAAGATGAAGCAGATTTAAATTTTGCTGAAGGTTACACTCTTGCTGGTGAATTAGAAAAACAGGGAAATCAGGGAGATATTCAAAGTGCTTTCTTAGCACATGATTTAAAATCATCTACGTTCCCTCGTGTTAGTAAGAAAACCGAACTGGGATTTGCAAATGATCAGTATGATATATTCATAGAAGAACAAGGGGATAGGTATCAGCATGAAGTAGCACCTGGAAAATGGGTAACTTTGAAAGGTGCAGAAACTCCTGAAGAGTATTTCATGGCCTTAAAAGGTATGCAAGAATTGTATAACTCACGATTCTATGAGGAAGGTTCTCCATACGGTAGAGGGTTACTTAGAAAATATCTTCTTAAACCACAAGCTGAAAAGAATAAAGCTCTACTAAAAGAGTGGGTTACTGCTACAACAAAAGCTCAACAAGAATTAGCAAAAGAGAAACGTGGTGAAGGTTTAATCTCAGATGTATTAACTGAAGTTGAAGGTGGAGGTTCAGGTGGTGCTGCTCTTGAAAAGTATATTAAAACTTACTATGGCTACCATGAAAGAAATTGGAAAATAGCTAGATCAGAAGCGTTTGGATTTCTAGAACAAGCTGTAGAAAATGGTGATCTAGATACTGAAGATGTTATAAGTATTGGTGAACATGAGTTTCTAGCTAATGATGGTTCAATTAAAACTATAGGTAAATACTGGAAGAAAGATTACAAGTCTTTACATAAGAAAGCTATTGATGCTAGATCAGAAGCTGCTGACTTAAAAAAGAAACAACAAGATACTCTTATTCAAGAATTTGAAAATGAGAATACAGAAAAACTATTAAACTCTAAAACACCTGTAACAGAAGACTTACTATTTAATTTACAGAAAGATCATATATCTAGATTTGGTACAAGAGCTCAATGGATAGATAATTGGATTAGTAAACAAGATGAAGATGATTTAGAAATAGATAGAAGATTAGAAATTAGATATGCTAAAGGTGAAGGTCTCCATAGTTCTGATCTTATAGGTATATCTGATGCTAATATGTTAGAGAAATGGCAAAGGAGAGTTACAGAAGGTGGTGTTAGTCAACAGACTTCAAAGGATATAACTGAATGGATCAAAGGTCATACTAACAAATACACTAACGAGAATGATGGTGATAAAGTAAAAACACCTAAATGGATAAATGTTAAACAACAGGCAGAAGAAGATTTCTGGAATCTATACAGAAAAGCAAAAACAACAGGAGCTTCTGATAGAGTAGCTTTATCTGAAGCACAAACAGCTGTTAAAAGAAACATTTATGCAGGTGAGTATGACGTAAGACAAATCTATACTCGTGATGAAGAAGCATCTAATAACTTATTAGAAGTTAAAGAAGCTCTTTTAAAAGATACTAATTTAATCAATAGTACTGAACCATGGAAAGGTGAAGAACAACATCTTAAAGCAGGATTAGAATATCTTACACTCGGTAAGGGTAGAATACCTAGATACTACTATAACTTCCCACATATTAAAATAGCTCCTTATGAATTAATGAGACATAGATTAATACAGACAGGAACGTTAAAAGGTAGTGATTTAAATCCTGTACCTGAAAGAAAACTAGATCCAGTTCATCAAGATAAACTATTATATAAACCTAATCCATCTTCAACTTATGAAGTAATAGGAGATGATAGTATTGATACTGAAGAATTAATAGATTACAGTAATTATGATGACTCTATTGCTTTAACCACAGCTTTAAGAAATGAAATAGCTAGAAGAAATTCAGCAACAGGAGTAAGTGTAGCTTGGATGGAACCAGTAGAAATAGACCAAGGTTTATTGGAAGAACTAAAAGGTGAAGTCGGAGAACTACCATTTGGTATGCAACCACAAAACATGCCGAGAGAAATAGCTAAGGCGTTCGTCTCGGATATATTAGAAGTATAAAATTATGCCAATAGATCCGTCAGTTATAGATGTTGAGGGTATGCAGCAACAGCTGGATACTGCTAAAGAATATCTAAAAGACTACCACCAATCAAATGAAGCTGCAGAAGTAAAGCAGCAAGAAGAAGAGCAAGCATTAGCTAAATCTACCGCTGTCAAAGAAGACCCAAGGAATGCTGATAAGTGGGGGATGAGAGCTATTGCTGAAGAATTCAAATCTATAGGCGCAGGTGGTATTCAAGATACTGCCTCATCATTAATGACCTTCCCTGAACGTACTATTGATGCTATCTCTGGAGAGATGCAAAGAGAACGTAAAGAGAAAGGTTTCTATAGACCTGAATGGGATCCACTTGTGGACAATGAAAACCCTATCATTACTAAAACATGGTGGGGTAAATTATTAAGAGGTACTGTTCACTTCGGTACTATGGCTGCTGCCATTATACCTGCTGCTAAAGTAACTGCAGCACGTATGGGTATAGCAGGTACAGGAATACTAGCTAACAGCCTTGTAAGAGCTGCTGGAGTTGGTGCGGCATCAGACTTGATCTCTAAGGAGTCAGACGCAGATAACGCATTAGGTATGTTGAGAGACCGTTATGGTTTCATGGATACACCCATAAGTACAAGAGATACAGACCATCCTATTATGATGAAATTTAAAAACATCGTAGAAGGTATGGGTATTGGTCTTGTATTTGACAGTGCATTCATGGCATTAGGTAAAGGTTCAGCTAAAGCACAACAGGTAATCAAAGATCGTGCAAAAAGTGTTGAGGTACAGACTATTAGGAAGGGGATGCAGGAGTTACGGAAATTTGAATTCCAAGTACGAGCCAGTAAAAACAAACCTATAGTCGGCCCTCATCAAGGATCGCACATGTCTAAAGATGATCCTTTTGTTGTATGGGAGAACCAAAAGAGAGTTAGAAATACATGGGATGGTCAAGAAGGATCACCTGGAAATGTAACTACACCAGTACAAAGAGAACGTGTAGCTAGAGAAGGAGATGTAAGTGAAGAAGTAGTAGAAAGTGTACTAAGAGATTTATATAGTAATGAAAAGATGCGAGCTACTTTAGATTATGTTGGAGGTAGTAGAAGACGACTAGTAGAAATCTTTGGTGATTCTATTGCTATGCATCAACGTATTACTAATGGTAGAAATGCAGCTGATATGGATGCTGATGAATATATAGCAGAACTCTTAGAGAGTTTTGATTTATATGATGCTGGCACTAAAGATCAGATACAAACTATTACAAGTAAAAATGTAGTTGCAGCTGATTTAGTTGTAGGAACATTATTACATCAATTAAAGAACTTAGGTATATCAGGTAGAGAGATAGCTAACTGGAATAAGTTAGGAGATATAGATGGTCCTGCTGATCAAATACTAGATACTATGCTTACACTTCTAACAGAAGTAAAAAGAGCTAGGATTGTTAAATCTCAAAACTTTAGAGAATTAGCAGCTGGTAAGAGAAGAGGTTACATGAATGAAACTTTAGCTGCAGATATGTCTGATGCTAGAGATTCTATTATGGCTATATTACAAATAGCTAAAGATGAACCTGATGAGAATATGCTTAATGCTTTATTTGAAGCTTTCTCTTCAATGAAAACAGTTAACTCTGTTGATGACTTTGAAGCTTGGGCTCGTAAGATGATCAAAGGTGGAGATATTGAAGGTAAGAAACAGACAGGTGCTCTTATAAGAGAGCTTGAAGGTGTTATGATACATAGCATACTTAGTGGACCTA